CTCGACGTGCGCGCAGTTGCAGGGAGGTGGGGTCATGTCGATTCTTCCAGTGCGGCGCGGGCTTCACGATTCAGTCTTCGCGCTTCCATGTTCGGCGTTTCATAGATGCACCACGCCTTACCGCAGACTTCGTTCACCTTCTTGCCCTGCTGATACCACGCATTGACGTGCATCCAGAACTTGTCAGCCTCGGGCGGCTGGCGCTCCGATACTTCGCCGGTCTTTGGGCATAGCACTACAGGGCCGCAGTACGGATGGTCCTCGAAGCGATACATTTTCCCGCCGACCGAGAGATACCGATCAGGGCCACCGTAGGAAACGTGGATCAGTTGCATGTGTCACCTCGTGCGCGGGTCATCCCTTGGCCTCCGGTGCTGCGGCGAGCAGGGCATTACACCGGCCGTCATCGTGCGGACATGCCTTTGGCTGCCCAAACGGAAACGCAATGCAGCAATCCGGGCAACACCAGCTAGGCGACTTGCCGCGCATCATGTCGATAGCGGCGTTCCAGCCATCCACGTAGTCGATGGAGATTTCCCAACGGCTGTCGTAGCAGAGCTTTTCCGGCACGCTCTCCGCGATTGGGTCTAATTCACCACACCCCTCGGGCATCGCGGCATTCGAGATGACCAGTTTCTGTTCTGTGGATTGTGTGATGTTCATTACTTCACCTCCGGTGCTGTGGCGAGAATTGGCGACTCTGACATGTCTTCTATGGAGGCATCTACCCACTTGCTGTGGGCTAGGCTATCTGGCATTCCGTATGAGTTAGACGGACCATCTGGGAAGTGTTTAAAAATTTGAAGGATTAACACAGGTTTGCCAAACAAGCCTTCTTTTCCAAGTCTGTATCTTGTTTTCATCCCTTCACCTCCGGCGCTGCGTTATGCATCAGCCAATACCGCGTCCATCGCCGCCACTTTGGCTTCGCGGTCGCCTCCAGCGCGCAGAACGAAGTTCACCTTGTTCGTCAGCTTGCGCGCAGCAACCACCATGACGATCTGCGCCAGGCTGTACTTCGCGTCAAGCGCGGCCACCGACTTGCAAAGCGGCAGGATGTTCAGGCCCAGGTTCTGGTCGATCAGCAGTTTTATACCGTAGGCGCCGATCAGGCTGAAAAGCTCGTCGTACTGCTGTCGCATCTTCTGCGGCATGTAGCCGTTGCCCATGCCAATCTCAAGCCAGCCTTTGCCGCCAATGGCAATCGCTGTGGTGTTTACCACCGTGAAAGCCTCGTCGCGGTCAAGGTCGCTCACGATGCATTCGATGGTCTTGTGCCCAAGCGCGCGGCAAGCTGCAAGGCGCCGGTTCCCGTCGATCACGTCGCGGTCCCTGGTAATCAGAATCGGGTAGATCAAGCCGCGTCCGGAAATCTCGGAAATCAGGCGCCGCAGCTTCTCGCCTTCCTTGGTGCGCGCGGCCGGGTTATATGGCGTGTGCCGCACTGTGTGTATCGGCACGATCAGAATCTTGCGCTCGGACACCTCGGCGTCGAACACCACGCGGTCTAGAACTGCATTCACGTTTAGCCTCCTATCGTTGGGCTGATGCATAACTGTCGGTTATGCGTCTTCATGCAGCGCACCGCACTGCATAGTCTTTTGTCACCACGCCAGCGCCACGGCCAGCGGAAACAACGGTGGCATTCACCCAAATTCGCCGCCCGTCGCCTAAGCGCCGAATATGGCCGCGCCGCAGGTGTTCGCGTGGCGAACGATGAGAACCTGTCGCTGCGCCTTTGCCTGACCTTCCTGGCGCATCGATGGTTAAAACGTGGTACGTATCGAAAGGCAGCGCGGACTTGATTTTCTTACCAACCTTCTTCGGTTCGCTGCGCTCAATGTGCACGTTTGAACACGCCAGCGCATTCAGCATTGAAAGCAAAGCGGCGGCCGGCTCTTTGGCAATATCATCATCACAGTCAAGCTCGCTATCGAGCGGAATGACATTGATAGCGCATACGTTACCAGCGAGCCGCGTAACAGGCTGCGACCGTGAAAGCAATATTCCGCAGGTAACAATCCACTGATGTTCCGTCCAGCCTCTGCCCTTAAAATACAAGACGTGCTGAAGGAAAATATCTTCCTCTCGCTGTGTCGCTAGCGTGATTCGTTTCCCGCCTCCGCTGTCGCGGTATTCGATAGCCAAGACCGGGAACGGCAAAGAGATCAAATCGCTTCCTTCCAGTCCTCGCAACTCGGCATCTGGCAACAACCTGCCACCATCCGGCAACATAAACTTTGCCGCCTTTGCCATCGCATTCAGGGCCGTCCCGCAATCGCGGCGCACTACCTCATCGCTGTGCATCCTCTCGGCATCTTGCAGTGGCTTGGTGGCTTGTCGGCAGTAATTCATGTGTTCCATCATCATGTCTCCAATACGCATAACACGTCGCTCAACGCGGACGCAGGCGATAAACCCGCCTGCGCCGGTTACCTAGGCGTTGAGCATCGCTTTGACACAGGCATTCCACCCGTCTGCGTAACCCTCAGCAGCTTCTTCGCAGTAGTCGCGCACGTCTTCTGGCGCTTGCTCTGGCGTGATACGTTCCGGCATGCTCGTAGGAACGGGGCGGGCACGAAGTTCTTGATACAGCGTCTCATGCGATTCGTGGACGCAGGCGAATGCCTTCTTCATCGCATCAAGCTCGGCGCGCAGAGCGTCGCGCTCTTCTTCGGTTCGTCCGATCAGGCTCGTGCGGAACTCCATGCTGCTGCGCAGTTCGCCAAGCTCGGCGCGCAGGGCGTCGCGCTCTTTCTCCATTGCGCAGAATTCATCCCAAAGTTTCTTGTCGCTCATTTCCCATCTCCCGGCGCCCGTGTCGGCAGCGGCGCCCATCCTGTGTAAATCGTCTCTTTGCCCGTCCAGGTGCCGTAGATCGCGCAGCCGTAGCGCGTGAGCAATTGCACCTTGCTGCCCTTGGGGCAGGTGGTCATGGGCTGCCAGTGGTAGCCGTGGTCGACGGCTGCGGCGTGGGTGCTGTCGATGGTGGTCATGCAAATATCTCCATCGTTTCCTGCTTCGCGGTCCTCAGCCACATATGCGCGCTGTTCTGCGACTCGACGCGCTCGGCAATGACCGCCGCGCGCTGGGCTGCGGTGGGCGGAACGTAGCTGCCGAACCTGCTGAGGCTCCCGCAATTCACGGCAGCGTTCGTGCTGTCGGCGCTTGCCAGTGGCAGGCGGGTGAATATCTCGGGGTCCATCATGCGCAGGCCGTGAAGCCGCGCTATCGGACGCCCTTCGGAATCGCAAGCGGCATCCATTGCCGCGCTCATTCGTTGCCACCATGCGCCGGTTCCGGGCGTTGCCCATTGGCCGGAACTGCCGAGTGCAACGGTGGGCCACTCTTCGCAAAGACGAACGAGCCGGTCAAGAGACTCGTGCATGTGCCAGACTGGCACGCCGTATCGGCCAAGGTCGGCATCTTCAAACTGAGAAATGAGCACATCGTTGGCTTGTTCATCACCGTCGATCACATCCGGTATCAGCGCCCACTCAAAGCCAGGGTGTCGGCACCAGTCGCGCACCCATGCCATGTAGCCGGGCACATCAAGGACTTCGCCTCGCTTCCAAACCGAGAAGGCGCCATTGTCAAAAACGAACGACTGGCAGGCATCCGCGACGATTCCCATGTCGTCCTGCCGGGGGTATGGGACAAGCGCATGACGGCCAATCAGAAAGCGCGCCACGTCCTGCCGCGTTCCGCCTATTGGCGTGCCGTGGAAGTGCTTCATCCCGGCATCCCTTCCGTCTTCGGCTGTCGCCATTCGCAGAACTCGTGCATCGGATGCGGCCCGCTCGGATGAATGCAGCGGTCGTGCCGCTGCTTTATCGGCTCTTTGTCGCCGCGCTTCCAGACGACGATCTGCGAGAGGTGCGCGCAGTTGCAGGGCGGCGGGGTCATTCGCACACCTCGAACTGATGCCGATAGCCCTTGAGCAAGCGGCGGAATTGCCCGGTGGTGGCGATGCGCAGCTTGCCGGTCTGCCCGAACTCGCGCCCGTCAGGGTCAATC